TCCACCTGCTCAACGCGATACAAGCCGCTCAAGCCAAGCCCAGCCGCAGTGATCTCAACGTACTGCCCTGGCTCCCATCTGCTCACCAGCGCGAAGGTAGAGACGCCTGTCTGCGCGTAGCCTGCGCTGAAGCCGTACTGATTATGGGCCGCCGTGCCAGCCCCGCGAAGCGTGAACGAGCCAGACAGCATCGGCTTGTGTCGCTCGATGAAGTACGCCGCCGCTGCACGTGCAATCTGGGCGCCTTGATTGTTTGACGCGCCTGGGAAGTCCACCACCTCGTCAAAGACTGGCGCACCTGATCGCGTGCTGTAGGCGCGAACGCCGTCCTCGTCGTAAACATCCGTGTAGGCGAGCACGGTCGTGAGCGGCACGCCCTGCCCTGCGGCTGGCAAGGTGAACTGCGCGTTCTTGGTCGTGCTGTGGTCCCAGTTCACGCTGAGGTTGTACGGCGCCACGGTCGCCTTGCCTGTGGTCGTGTTCGGCGTCCCTGCGCCTGTTGTGATGATTGAGTACGGCGCATTCGCATAGGTCGGCTTCGCGGTTGCGTCCACCAACTTGTAGTTGAGCGTGCCTGAGAGATCAACGTAGTATCGGCGCTCCTTGACGTCTGATCCTGCGTAGGTCTCAATCACGGTGTCCAGTGCCGAGCGTAGCGAGCAGGATGAGAACTGGATCGCAGGACCGCTCGCGTAAACCGTGCCCCCAGTGATGTTCGCCGTGCTGCTCGTGGACAAGACCCGCTGCAACGGCTGGTCTGCTGACTTGTATTGGTTGGTGAGCGCGAGGAGGTTGGTGACTGCCTCCGTCTCGCTCAAGCCGCCAGGGATGCTGACGGTGACTTGCCCAGGCTGCTGCGTGGCATCGCGCGCAACGCCCGAAGAGAAGATCTTGCCGTTGCTGGTGAAGGTTCCCCAGGTATTTTTGTATGGCTTTCTTAGGCGGCACTTGAACTGGTTGTCGCTGACGCGCACAACATCGCTGCCGCTGAAGGTGGTGTCCACGAGGTATCGCAAGGTGGTGCTGTCACCCCAGCCAGATAGACCACCGCGCCTGAGGCGCACCGTGTCACCGCTCTGGATAAAGAACTTTGCACTACCAACGCTAGTGAGAACAATCCAGTCATTGCTCTTTCCATCGCGGCTGAATACGGCATCAGCCGTTCCCGCGCTGCTTGCATTGGCGCCTGAGTTTGATGCCGTGAAGGTGCGCGCTCCTGTGTTGGTGATTGTGAAGGTGCCGTTGAAGCCAGCCGTGCCGCCGCCCAGGACGCCGCTAACCTTGATGGACTGACCAGTCACGAAGCCGTGGTCCACGCTGGTCGTATAAGTGACTGTGTTGCTGCTTCGCTGCGCGCTTTCAATCACGCGCGCTGCGCCTGTCTTGCCGAAGACAGCAACGCGATCCAAAACCGCGTTGGCATCGCTGAGTTGCACGCTCGTGGTCGTGCCTTGACCTGAGCCGTTGAGTTGAGAGTTCACCGAGTCCAAGATGCCGAGGAAGCGGACGTCGGCTGCGGCTGGCGTTGAGCCTGTGTTCTTCTGGCACAGCCTGATGCGCGTGTTGTCTGGCACGAGGTTGAACCACGGACCGACCGCTGGCGTCGTCTCCTGGAGAATGTCGAAGGACATCGTGGAGCCAGAGCCGTCGCCGTTGCTGCTGAGGTTCAGCGTGTTGATGTCGGCGACCATCGCGTTCTCACGTGCGCTTCCAGAGGCGTAGTTGATCGGCGGATTCAGCAGGTCGTAGGCGATGAAGGCGCTGCCGATTGTCGCCGTTCCTGCCGAGCCTGCGGCCGTGTAGGTGAAGGTGGTTCCTGAAGTCACGGTCACGTCGTACACGCCCACCATTGAGGTTCCTGCGGCTCCTGCCGTGTTGCCGACCTCAATCTCAGCGCCTGTGGTTAGACCGTGCGATGTGGTCGTGGTGATGGTGACCGTGCTGGAGACGCGGATCGCAGACGCAATCGGCGCGAGGTCCATCCAGAGTTGATACGGCGCCGTCGCCACTTATGGGTTCCTGGGGTATGACCGCTGCGGACTGGTGTTGCGCGTCTGGTTGGCCAGATAACTGCTGGTGTTTTGTGCAATGACTTGACCATCCAGGATCAGACTTGTGTTCGTAGTGAGGCTTGTAGGCGTGCCGCCGACTCGGTTCATCGGATTGACGTAGGAGCCGCCGCCGTAGCCAGCATCCTCGGCAGCCTTTTGGAGATTCTTTGCGGGAGCCGAGCCTTTACCGACTCCAATAATCTTCAGACCAGCAACGATAAGGTCAATGACCAACTTGATCCCATCAAGAACCAACTTCACGGCATCAAGTGCAAGGATGAACGGATTGAAGTCTGACTTATCGAATAGGTCAAAAAGTTTTCCTACCGAGTCAAACAATGGTCCGACATACTTATCTTTGATCTCTGTGAGAACTGGTCCGATTTTGTCAAGCAACTTCTGGAACTCTGGAAGAGCCTTTTCAGTAATGAAGGTAAGGATTTCGCCGATAACTGGAAGAAACTGAGCGCCGAAGGCGTCGGCGGCGGCATTGAATCGTTCTTGAGCGGCTGCAAGGCGGCCAGAGGTTGATTCAGCAACGGCATCAGCGATACCACCAAACTTCTCTGTGATTGCATTGAGTGCTGCCTGTCCCTTGATTGCTCTTGTAGTGGTCTTAGTCTGGTCCACCATAAACGCGCCATTGCGGGTAATCTTCTGAACCTTGCTGGTAATGGTGCTTGTCTTGTTGAGTTCAATGCCGTACGCCTTTAGTGCTTTGCCATTACCAGAAAAGGCTTTTCCGACGATGCTAGTTGCCTGCTCAAGGCTGATGTTTTTGGCAACTGCCAAGTCCTGCGCCACGCGCTGAATCTTGAGTGCCTTGCTGAAGTTGCTGGTGAACTGGGTGGCGATTTCAAGTGAAGTTCTAATCTGCTCGCCGCTGAACGCAAACTTCTGACCAGCAATGATTGCTTCTTCAATCTTTTTTGTGTTCTTCTCTGTTGCCAGACCTCTTGCTTCAAGTGCTGCAGTCAGACGGATTTGCGAGCGCTCATCTGCAATCGCATTTGCGATGGAAGCCGCGACGAAGCCTGCGATGGCCGTAGCCGCAGCGATTGCAGCGCCAGCGATAACCTTGAAGGCGGTGACGCTGGTTTTCTTGAGTTTGCCCATCGCGCCGCCAACCTTGCCAAGCGGCCCAGTCGCGGCGTCCTTCGCCTTGATGACAAAGTTTGCGGAGCGGTCAGCAGCCATCAGCGTTGATTCCCTCTCTTGAACTTCAAGATGGTGGCGCGGAAGGCGCCGTCATTGAGGAACTTCTCCGTGGTTGCAGAGAAGGCTTCCATTGCTCGCTCGATTGTACCCGCCTTCTTGACCGTATCTGAGACGAATGGTCGCGCAGCAACTGGACGCACTGCAACCGATCCTGACTTAGTTCGGCGCACGCCACCACGACCTTCCACGACAAACCAACCGTAGAAGACGCCAGTGCGCCCACCCTTGATTCCGACCACCGCTCCTGGCTTGTTGAAGCGCACGCCACGAGCCTTGACGTTCTTCGCCAACTTGCCTGGACGCTCGGTAGTTCTGCCCTTAGGCGCCGCTTGCTGCATTGGCTTGAGCATCGTGCGTGCGGCGTTGAGCGCAGCGAAAGACTGCATCCTCTTGAAGCCGCTTGGGTTGCTCGCCTGATAGAACCCGATGCGGAGGTCATCAAAGTTCTTGTCGGTGCTGATCTGAAGAACTAGCGAATCGTTAGCGGCCACGTTGCTCCTTAGGCTGAAGGTCGGACATCAGCGCAAGTGTACGAGCGAAGTCCTCAGCCTCCCACTCCAGAACCTCGTGCGGTGGGATGTGGAACTTCTCACCGATCAGGTGTGCTGCGATCAGAGGGTGCGGCGAGATTGTCCGACCCGCCGCCAGCCGCTGGGCGTCGAGCCTTATCGAGGGGGGAGTGCTGCTACCGCGTCGCTCCACTTCGTGATCGCATCGCTCAGCGCGTCCATCGGTGCGTCAAGCACCTCTGTCGCTGGCTCGCCATCTTCGGTCAGGAAGTTGTGCTTGATTACAAGTTTCTGCAATGCGTTTAGTGCGCGCTCGGCGCTGCCGCTTTGCAACTCAATAAAGACGCGAGCAGGGACACCCTCTGCCTTCATCGTGGCTGTCCATCCCTCAAACGGCGCGGACAAGGCGATCTCTACCGTGCGGAACTGTGGCTTGCTCTGGCTCATCTAGCCTCCTCCTTCTCTGCTACTAGGTTGAACTTACGGCAGCGCCGCCAAGTCGCTATTCACCAAGATGCGAAGGCTCTTCGCGCTCGCCGTGTCGTACACCAGCGTGCCAGTCACGGCCATCGTCGTCAGCCCATCTTCAGCGCCAGCCATCTGCTGCACTTCGGTTGGGACGATCATCGCCATAATGTGCGCGCTGTAGGTGCCGTTGCTCCAGCTCAGTCGCACGCCCTTTGGCGTTGCCGCCTTGTATGCGTCGTACCACGTGCTCACTGCCGAAGCGGTCGAGGAGACCATCATCGTCAGCGTGCCGCTGAATGGGTTGCTCTCGCTGTGAGTGCTGAACACGGTCGTGCCTGCAAGGTACGCCTGGCGCGTGATGCCTGCGTTGAACTCCAGTGAGAAGTCGAGCAGGTACTCGTATGCCGTGCCGTCAGCCGTGCCTGGGAAGGTGCTGCCGTGCTGGAAGGCGTTCCAGAGGCGTCCTGACATAAACGGTGAGGTTGGCGTGCCATCGGCAAGCGTCGCGCTGTTCTTGGCAATCTGCTGCGCGAAGAGTGAGGCGCTCAGGTTCGTCAGTCCGTTGCGGTCTGCCGCAATCGTGATTGACTCAGCGAGGCAGTAGTTCGCAACGTACTGCTGCTGACCATCGGTTGCCACGAGCGAGTAGGAGGTTGGCGAGTTCGCCGCCGTCATCGAGTAGTCGTAGTCCCACTCGTATGGCGCAGCCGTACCCGAAGGCGTA